GAGTCAGGCCAATGTCGTAGCCGACTTGCTGGACTCCGATTGGAGGAAAGACAAGCTCCCCAACTTTGAGGCGCAGTTCGGAGGTGAAGTTACCCCGGAGCAGATGCTCAAGGATGCCGAGGCCAAGGGTGACACCAAGCTCGTCGAGTCCATCAAGGCATCCATCGAAGCTCACGGCAACGACCCTGCCGAGTTGTCCAAGCTCCGTATTCTGGGAGAGTCATGGGTGACACCCTATGCCGAAGGGCAGTATAAGGCTTTCGTGAAGCTGAATGAGGGATCAACCGCGCAGGACGCCTTTGAGGAACTTGCCCACAACATCTTTGACATCGACATTGCCGAGGGCCGCATCACCAAAGAGCAGGCCCGTGCATGGGTCAGTCAGACTGCCGCCGCAGGAGTTGCAGGATACAAGTTCAGCACCGATGCCGAGGTCAGGGAGAGCATGGCACAGATTGCCCAGGATTTCGCCCGTAACAAGATAGACCAGACCAACCTCCCCTCCTCCTTTGTGGCCTTTCTCAAGAAACTCTACACGGAGTTTGTGGAGTTCATGCGCAGGGCCAAGCTCCTAGATCAGGCATTTGCCGAGGGCAAGATTGATGCCGAGTTTGAACGCTACCTCATGGGCAAGATCGGCTTGAGTGACGCCACCATGATTGAGCGTGAGGTCAACAGGATTGAGGGTGAGGAAATGGAAAAGTCGTTCTCTATCCGATCTAGAGACGAGGAGGCACTAAGTGGAATAAAGAACCAAGACGATTGGTTAAAGAAAGTATCCGAAGGAACAACTCACCACGACTCCATGTATCGTGCGGGAAGCCCAAGAACCAAGCATCCCTTCATGGCAAGAAGCATGATGGACTTGGATTCTCTTGCATCTGGAATTGAAGGAGATACGCAGGCTTATCACGGTGTTTTCTTCAAGAACCCTCTAGTAGTTAAATCAAAAACCGAAGCATCTCAAAAACTCCTTGGTGAAGATATATTAAAGGGAGTAAGGGCCAAAGTGGGCGAGGTATCAGATAACAGTAAAAAAATACTAGAGGCCGATGACAGGATCGGGGATGCCGCAGAAAAAGCCGGGTACGATGCAATCGTTTATCCCAATGACATCCAGATTATTGATAAATCCATATTACCAACCCCCGAAAGAGTGGATTACAATGAAGAGAGTTTTCCAATCAACCTTGATACAGGAGAGGAAATCTACTATGGGATAGGGTACGATAGGATTCTTGAGAGGGTTAAATTGGGCAACACCTCCTTCTCCATCCAATCCCAAGACCAAATTGATCGCGTCAACAAGGCAGTCGCGGACACCACGCAGTTTGCCGAGGGCCGCATGGCACTCTACGAGAGGGCCAAGGAACGTTTTAAGGCAGTCCTCGCAGAGAATAAGGACATCCTAGACGCACTCAAGGAGGGAGGCGCGGCCCCGGAGAAGATCCGCAGGGCAAAGCTCATCCAAGGCATTGCCGAGCTAGAGGTCATCCTCCGCCAGTTGCCGGCAGAGGTGAGAGGCAAGGTCGGAGGGTTTAGTCAGGTTGCATCTATTGACCCTGTATCGGTGATGAAGAATGGAGAAGTGGTTGCCACCTCCAAGAACGAGAAGGGAGCCATCGTTGCCGCATGGTTGCAGGAAGGATTGAGCATTGGAAAGGCTAACCAGAAAACATCCCTGCCCGATGGGTACACGATGCAGGGCAAGGAAGATGACCAGATGCACGACAGGGCACTTGCAGACTTCTTCAAGAAGCGCCTCCAGATCATTGACAAGGAACTAGAGAAGTATCTTGCCAAGGAGTACCTAGAGAAAATCGAAACCACCCTTCAGAATGCCAAGCCGAGGAAGGGCGATAGCGGAGTCAAGAAGTCCACCCTTGGGGCAGTTGTCCAAGAGTTCGCAGACAAAGCGTACGAGGCATCTTTGCTGGACAACGACGCCACGGTGGAGCGCCTAGAGTCCCTTGAAAAGCAGATCGCCAAGGCCGATGACCCCAAGAAGGAAGCTGACCTTGTGGAAGCATGGGCCATCACTAACACCTTCGGGGCGCTTGCCGAGCAGTCATCCTCACGACTCAAGGCTGCACTTGATTACCTCAAGAAAGAGTTAGCCGGCGGACGGGCCGCGAGAAGGGCCGCAGAGCAGGCTCGCATTGATGACATCCGCGAGAAGCAGGGAGTTATCTCCGATGCACTCCCTGGGTGGACTGATGCCGGTCTGAACAAGGTGAACTCCCCCGGATGGTGGGAGGAGACCAAAGACCTCGCCCGTCAGATGGTGTGGAGTCACGCCTCTTATGAGCAGATCCTCCGCCGCATCCTGCCTCCAGAGGCGCAGGGTATCGTTGAGGAGTGGTCAGACCGCATCCGCAGGGCAAATGGCAAGACCGAGGCCGCAGCCTTGAAGAACTGGCAGAATCTCATCCAAGCAATCCAATCTGGATTTGGAGGCAAGGGATTCATGAAGACCGCCGATGCCCTCTCCGAACTAGGGGAGAAGCGTGAAGGCAAGGTCTCCAAGCTGGAGGGGCGTCAGGTTGAGCTAGAGACCATTCCCATTGATAAGGCAGAGCAGTTGGTTAGGGGTGAGATGAATCGCGGAGAATACACAAAGGCCGACATCAAGCAGATGGAGGATGCCCTCATCGCCATGCCGATAGAGTCGCGCAGGAAGCACATCAGTATCTACAGGGTGATTGAGGAGGGGCGCACCGAGTCCATTCCCATGACCCTAGACGAGATGATCTTTACCACGATGGCGTGGGAGCAGGCCGATGTACGGGTCAAGATGGAGAACTCCGGGTGGACGCAGGAAAGCTACGACCAGATGGTGAAAGAGATTGCCTCCTCCAAGGTGGCTACTGCCGTCAGGGACTACCTCAAGGATTTCTACCGCAACTCCACCAAGAAGATTAACCCCGTCTATTCTCGGATGTTTGGCATGGGGCTTCCTGATAATCCCGACTATGCCCCGACCACCTACGAGTCACGCAAGGCTAGTGGTGAAATGTCCGTAGATGGAAGTGCCGTACAAAACACCACCACTCCGGGTTTTGCCAAGGCTAGGGTTACGCACAACGAGGCTTTCAAGATTACCCCTGCAACACAAATCTACCAGCAGAGGTCATCGGAGCAGGCTCAATGGGTAGCCTTTGCCGAACTTCACCGCGAGATGAATGCCGTGCTGAACGGCAAGAATGTCCGACTCTCCATGAAGCAGGAGAACGGGAAGAGGCTTTCCGAGTTGATGAGTCAGGTTCTCGACAACATTGCCAAGGGCGGAGGCATCAACACCGATGCCGCCTACATGAAGAAGTGGCTCGGAGCCGCAACCGCAGGAACTGCCGTTGCTTCGATGAGTTACAACCTCAAGACTATCTTCAATCAGTTTGATGCGGTGACTCGCTTCCTTTACGCCATGCCGCTAAAGGATGTGATGAGGGCGATTTCCAACCCGCAGAAGGTCTTGGAGTCAGTCCCTAAATCGTGGAACTCCGAGACAGTCCAAAACCGAGTCCTGCAAGGGAGCAATCCCGCCGCAAGGTTTGCGCTCAAGCAGGCAGGCATGACCCCCGGCAAGTTCCTGTCCGCATGGTACGGAGTCGGGGCAACTGGACTTCAGCCCATGCAATATGGGGATGGAGGGCTTACCACCCTCTCCTCCGCAATCGTCTATTCCGATGCCCATGCCAAGGCACTCAAGGCGGGGCTTTCTGGAAAGGATGCCGAGGCCCGTGCGCTCGACGCGATGGATGCCGCCATCTGGAGGTTCTCGCAACCCGTGATGTTCTCGGCAAAGTCCCCCGTCGAAAATAACTCCCATGCCGCCATGAAGTTGCTCTATATGTTCGCATCCGATGCCCGACTCAAGACCGGCATCCTCATTGATGCGGTTCAGAGCATCAAGGACGGCAAGGGTTCAAAGGCCGATCACCTCCGCAGGATCGGGGTAGTCTTCCTTGGGGCGATGCTGGCGCAGACCGTCTCCAACATCTACCGGGACATCTTCTCCGATGACGATGATGACGAAATCTGGACGGCAGGAGGGTATGCCAAGGCCGCAATGCTTGCCCCATTCCAAGGATTCTTCCTGTTGGGAACTGCTATTGATGTTGCGGCCTCATCCCTGACGGGGCAGAGGGCATACACCAATTCCTCTAACCCGCTTGTGACCGCAGGAATCAACGCTATTAATGCCGCAAAGCACTCTTCGGATATCCTTCAGACCGATGACATGGAGGCTTTCTTTAAGGAGCTTGGCAGAATCGCTAGGGCAATATCCCTGACCCCTGTGACGGCAGTACCGGCGGCAGTCCTCAACCCCGTAAAGCCCATCGTGGGAGCAAAGAAGAATATGGACACCGGCGACTAAACATTTCCCTTGCCACGACTAACATTGAAGGTTAGTAGTATCGGAAATGTCCGTTTCGACCACCGTTTCTTCTGTTACCTACACAGGAAATGCCTCCACAAGTGCGGCATATACTGTGCCGTTTCAGTTCTTTGATTCGACGGATTTACTGGTGGTAGTCAGCACGGCAGGGGTGCCTACGACTTTGGTCAATGGCACGGGATACACGGTCACGGGAGGGTCAGGCTCGACGGGTAGTATCGTCACGACCTCCGCTGTTCCTGCGACCTCCCAGGTCATCATCACTCGCAATACTGCCAAGACGCAGTTGACCTCCTACACTACCGGGGATCGCTTCCCTGCTTTGACCCATGAAAGGGCATTGGATAAGCTCACCATGCTCGTGCAGGAGGCGACGGCAAGCAGCCTACCACCTACAGCAACCGCATCTGGATCGGCCCCCTACGTCCTTCAAGCCTCGTCTGCCGGCGCTACCCCTGCGTGGGTTCCGCAGTCTGCGGGTGGTATCGCCGCCGGTGCGATCACCAACACGATGCTGGCGGGTAGCATCACCCCCGACAAACTTTCTACGGGTGCGCCGACTTGGAATGCAGGCGGAACCCTGACTGCGACCTCGTTTAACGGCAACGCTTCAACGGCAACCTCTGCCGCAAGACTGACTACCCCCCGCACCATCGGCCTCTCCGGGGATGTCACCGGCACAGCATCCTTTGACGGTTCTGCTAATGCGACGATTGCCTCAACTATTGCCAACCTTCCCAACGGGATTGTGATCGCATCAAAGCTCGGCACCAACGAGCAGAGGCAGATTGCGAAGGCGTGGGTCAATTTCAACGGTGCCGCAACGTGGACAAACGGCACGACCACGGCAGCGAACATCCGATCGGCCCACAATGTCTCGTCCATCACCAAAAACGCCAATGGTGATTTCACAATTAACTTTGCCACTCCCATGACCGACGCGAACTATGCTGCCGTTGTCACGGGCCAAGGTGCAGGCAACAATGCGCTCTCCGCCATCAGGGCCGGCGCGGCGGCAACAATGGTGACGACCACATCCGTTCGGGTCAGCTTTCTGGACACAGCCGCAGGGCCAGAAAACCCCAACACGGCCTGCGTTGTGATCTTCGGAAACTAATCCCATGAGTCTCATCATCTACCCACAGACTAACGGACGGGTCGCAGTCATCATCCCTGCGGGTGATGTCAATGACGCAATCAAAGACGTACCCTCCGAGACCCCCTACGCAATCGTTGATTTGCTCGACATGGACAACGACTACTTCGACGCCTACGAGTTCGACGCCGACGCAGGCGCAGTCCTCAATATGGACAAGGCCAAGGCGATCCGCCTCGACCAGTTCCGCGCTGCTCGCAAGCCTCTGCTAGAGGCGCTGGATGTGGATTACATGAGGGCGCTGGAAGTCGCGGACGAAGTTGACGCCGCAGCCATTGCCGTCCGCAAACAAGAACTCCGCGACATTACCAAGCTCCCTCTCCCTGACTCTCTCGACGAACTGAAAGCCTTCCTTCCCTCCGCCCTCAACCCCTAAACCACCATGCCCATCCCCGCCGTCCGCACCCAAAGCACCAACAACCTCTCCCTGGAGACCCTGCCAGATCGCGCCCGTCCTATCTCCGCGAACTACACCCGCAGTTCGACAACCGTCACCGTGGCATCAGCGGCTCATGGACTCACAACGGGCCGCGAGATTGAAGTCCTTTCCGCGACCGACCCCGGTATTCTTTCGGGCAACTTCCCGATCAGGTGGCCCTCTATCACGGCAACAGGCGCAAGCAACTTCACGTTCCAGACCACCGCCGCGGGCTCCGGCATGGGAAACCTCACCTATATAGGAAACGTGGACGTTGACCAACTCGACTCTGACCCATCCATCCCCGCCTAACCCCTAACAACTAATACTATGGCACTCTTCGCCCGCAACCCTTTTGACTCTGGTGCAGCCGGGGCAACCCTCGTCACC